ACGCCGGGCTGATCGACATCGATCGCAGCCGCCTCATGCACCTCTGCGTCGCCCGGCAAGCCTCGCGCGCGCAGCGCGACATTCAGCATGTGCTCGGCAGCCGCTGCGCAATCGGCGACGACTACAGCCGCAACGCCCACCGGCCAGACGCCAGTGAAATCGGTGCAGGTGTAGATCTTCATGTCGCGTCAGTAGCTGGTGGGTTTCGCAACGGCTCGCGTGAGAGCCATGTATCCCTGCTGAAGGTGGTCGTCGGCCAGGCAGATCCAACGCCATGGGCCGCCTGCGTGCCCAGCGTAGACGGCCTCGCCTTCGATCAGATCCGTCGTGCCGTGACCGTGCGCAGCGTTAAGCTCAGGGAGCGTCGGAACTGCGGCAGCCTGCACGGCCTCGACCAGCTGGCGCGTTTCTTCCGCGTGCGCCTTGATGCGGTTCATCAGGTCGATTTCGACTTGCGAGAGTTCACGATAACCGCTGATCTTTCGGTGCTGGTTGTCCATTCAATCATCTCCGCGCAGTTGCGAGCGCCTTTGCGAATGCCGCGCCGAACTCGGCACGATATGTTGATGCGACCACTTCGCGGCCGCGCTTCCCGAAGTCGAGATGCTGCTTGACCGGCTGCGCATCACCGAAGCGGATCAGCAGCCTGAGATGGCTCGTCTTGTTCGCGCCACGCAGCGCGACGCCGCGCTTCCCGCTGCGCTTGATCGCCTTAACGTCTGTCGGCCGCTGCCACACACCGCCGATTGATTCGCCACTCGCTGTCTTGATCGATCCAACGAAAATGTCCGGCCGCCCTTCCAGACGCTTCAGCGCGGATGGGCTGAAGTTGCCGTACTGGTTGAGCAGCGCCATGTCCTTCGGGTTCAGCCACGTCTTACCTGAGCCGATGAGCTTGTGCGTGCCGCCAAACTCGTACGGCGCGAGATACGCGGCCGCGATGTCCTTCACGAACACCGTCGCTTCTTGCGTGTTCTTGCGCGCGGCCTTCACGCCAATCGAGTTGACCGTGAATGGCGTCGGCCGGTCGAACACTTGAGGGAGGGCCGCTTTCTCGGCGGCCTGAACGCGTTTTGCGACTGCCGTCAGCGCCTGTGCAGACGCGAACGGCAGTTGCTTGCGTTCGAAATCGTTGAGCCTCCGCGTCAGCGCGTCAAGATCCGACTGAACGCTGATACGGATTGGGCTCTGCATTACTCGCCGTCCTTGATGGTCGGGTGATTCTTCAGATCGGCCAGCCGTTGGATCAGGCGCTGGTATTCGTGCACGGCGCTATTGCCGATCATTCTCACCAGCGCTTCGATGTCGCCGATGATCGTCAGCGGGTGCTCATCCGAGCCAGACCCATTCGGGCCAGCAGAAAGTGCCGTCTCCGACTCCCCCGCTTCGGCACTGCCAGCCTCCGCATCAGCGGCGCCACCAGCGTCCAAAGGGACGGCATCCGACGACACGCTTGCCGGCGCTTGCGCATCGAGGTTCGGAGCGGCCGGCGTCGGATTCAGATCTGCAGCGCCCGCGCCGCCCGGGTCTGCTTGAGCGTCGGTGACAACCGGCTCAGGTGCCTCGACGTCAGAAGCCGCGGCTCCACTCACTTGCGTACCAGATGCGTCCGCATTCACAGCGGAATCGGTCGATTGGTTGCTCGAAGACGTGCCAGCGCTCCCAGACGTTGCGATAACGCCGGTAGCGTTTCCCTGCTCACCTGCCGTATCCGAGCCGGTCGCAGACACAGCCGGGTCCTGAGCAGCCTGGGCATCGCCATCCGTCTGGGCAGGCGACGAGGTTGGCTCCCCCACGTTGGCGCTCGGGTCAACGCCCGCTCCATTCGCGATCAGATCAGGAATCTCGTCACGCGTGATCTCGCGGATCGGCGCGACCGCCGCTTCGTCGTTGTCGAAGATGACGTTGGTGTCCGGATTGAACTTCAGCATAGCAACCTCCGAAAAGAAAACGCCCCGGCACAGGCCGAGGCGTCAAATCAGGGCAGTTGCCCCGCCGAGGAGACACGCGCGAACGTGTTCGAGCGATGCGCAAAGCAAAAAGCCCGCAGTCTTTCGACTAGCGGGCTTAGGACGCACCTTTCCGGGCATGATTATCTGATAAATAATTCAGAGTGACAACAGTTTTGCGAGTTGCGACTACCAACTGTTTACGAGAGACTTCCGCCACCCCAATTACGGGATCTTCTAGAGGAGGGTCTTATGACCCAATTTTTGAATTCCCCGTCCGATCGCATCGGCTGTCACCGATGAGCGCTTGACCCAATGGGGGTAATGGTTGTTTCGGGAAAGACGTCAAACAGTCAGCATGGGCCGCTACCTTGACCGGGCGGAGATCACTGACGGCCAGCAAGCTTGACAGCGAAATCTGGTGCGAAAAGCATAAGGCGAAAGGCGGTGGGTGAAGCCATTTGCAACGCAAGGACCGACCAGGCTTGTCGACAATCCGAAACGTTCTTTGTCGAGCGGGCCGCCTTATTTTCCAACTGAAGTAAGTGGCCCGCCTGCTTCCTGTAGGCGGGCCACCACCCCTCCTCGATACGGCGCTCCCTACGCCGACACCTCGATGCGAATCAAATGACGCGCCACGAACATGGGTAGAAGCCGCTCTTTCGCCGCCTGATATGTCTCGTGCTGATCACCTGCGCGCCCGCTGCTCCACACCTTCCAGCCGCTTTCCTTGTTGCGCATGCTAGTGCTGATTGCGGCGCGCTGCTCCGGCGGCAGAGCGTCGACGCAGAGTTGTACCTGCTCGGACTGCTGGTCGTCTGCCCACTGGTAAGCGTCCTCTGCATCTTCCTCGGCGTTCGCGGGCGTTTCGTAGCCGCGGCACGTGCGATCCTCAGGGCGATAGAAGTGGGCGAGCGTCTCGCGATGTGACTGACGAATCTGCCAGCGGTACCACTCCAACAGCATTTCCTCGATTTGCTCGCTCTGTTCGCGCGTCATGAAAACTCCCTCGTTGTATTTCCGGCACCGGCGCATCTCGTAGACACTCAGCGCTGCTTTCTGGAAAGCCTTGTTGCAGATGAACTTCGTCGTGCCACCCCAGCGCGAGCGGATCAACTCGGCGCAACCGAGGCACGTGCCCGACTGACGCTCTTCGAGCACGATTGCCGGATCGCGGAAGTCGCCGCGCCTCACATCGCCACCATGAAGCTGATTCCCCAGTTCATCAGCCACGCGACGAAGCTGTTGCGCAGCTCGGCGTTGCGCGGGAACGGGAACTCGATCTCGAGCGATTCGGCCTCGCTCTCGATCTGGCCGGCGAACGGACAACCGTCGAAGGCAATGACTTTGGCGCCCGTCACCCCATCGATGTGCTGCCTGCTAGTGTCGATCAGGCTCTGCGGCACGTCGGCATATTGGATATAGGCGTGCGCGCTCACTGGCTCACCCCCGTGCGCGAATACGCGGCGATAGCGAGAACCGACAGAGCGGTCCACATGAACACGAAGACGATGCCAGCGGCGTCCGCGCTCGGCTGCGCTGCGAGAGAGGCAGCGGCAATCATCGCGTCACCTTTTGCGGTTGCGCCGGGATCGCCCAGTCTTTGCGCTTGATGCCGAGCGCCACCCACAGCGCGTCGAAGTTCTCCGGAATCGTCGTGTTCATGGTCACTCTCCCACTTCCATCTCGTTTAATCCGCTCTCAAGGAACGGGGCCAAAGTCTTTTTGTTTTCGTCGATATACGCTCGGGTGCGATACACGCCCGGCTTGTCTTTCACCCACGCGTCATCCCAGATCGGGATACCGTTCCGGCGATCCTCCGGAATCCATGCGTCCACCACCACGAATGGCCGGTCGGTGCTCTGCAACTTCGGCAGCGCCACGCGATAAGCCCTCGTCTCGAACTGCGTCGTCAGCCGAAAGGGCTCCAGCAGATACCGCTTCCCGTTCCTGCCGCGAGGCGTGCGCCATCGCGTATCCGTCGGCACTCGAATCAAAACCTGCACTTTCTTCCTCCTTCAAACCCATCTTTGCCGCGCGCGCCGGAAGCCAGCGTGCATACGCCGCGTTCCATAGCGCGCGCTTGAACTCACGCTCGAAACGCTTGCCCTGGTCATATTCGTGGTGGCAGGTCGGGCATCCCGGGACAGTGAAAATGTCCGGGGTCTTCAGACCCATGCCCTTTCCTTCGTTCCGATGCGCCGGCACGCTCGTCTTCGGGTTGCTCGTGCACAACTGGGAGATCCGCAGATAGCACGGCTCATCACGGCACGCGTCGCGCATCCGCTTGTCTTCGCCCGACTTCCGCTTGCTCGTGCGACGCTTCTTCTCCGCGCGCATCTCCGCCGTCGCACGGTCTGCCGTGTTCGTGAACGGCGACTTGCGTTTGAAACCGCTCGATTTGAGCGGCGTCTTACGCTGCATCGGCGCCGAACGCTTCACGCGGCCTCCGCCTCGTCGAGCAGCTCGATCACCGCCTCTTGCGAGATGACCGGCATGTCGCCCGCCAGCCCGACGATGTGCGCCGCCTGGATGACGCGCAGGCCGAGCCCGCGTGCGAGCGTGTGCTCGACGTTCGCGCCCTTCGATTGCTCCCAGCCGGGAAGCAACGCTATGCCGTCGCACGTCACGAGCTCGCGGATGTCCGCACGCATCGCGGCGAGCCAGTCGGGATTCGGGCCGACGTCGATCTCCGCCGGATTGACGATCTCGAAGCCCAGCGCGCGGAGACGCGCCGCCTCGGCGTGGAATGCTGGGAAGTTCAGTTCGGGCAGGTTGGACATCGGTCCGGCGATGTAGAGCTTCATGCGGCTGCCCTCCCGACACGGCACATAGCCTGCATGCCGGCGACCAACGCCGCGAGAGACGGCGAGGTCGGCACCGAAATCTCCCTGCTGCGCTGGCTAAGTTCGGCGGACGACGGAAACGATTTGCCAGACCAGCGATACACGACCGGGGGCTGCCCACCGATGGACTGACGGCTCTTCCCGACACGCTCGACGTATCCATGCGCTTCGAGCGCCACGAAGACGTTCTTGAGGATGTCGCGGGATACCTGAAGGTCTTCGACGACCGCGCGCAGCGTCGCGTGCCGGCGGCGTTTCAACGCTTCGAGCACGAGGCGCTGATTCAGCGGCATCGGTTTCGGGGTTCGGTTCTTCGGCGCGCGTGTGCTCAGATCCTGCCGCGCGTAGTTCTCATTTCCTCGCATCACTTCACCTCCACGATCGTCAGTCCGCGCGCCGCCATCAGGTGGCGTTTGATGCGGTATCCCTCGGTCACACGCCCTTTCACGTCTTCAATCACCTGCTCGCCAGCCCGCTCGTAGACGAAGTCGGCGACATAGCGCAGCGCCGGACGCTTCCGGCCTGCGATCACGACTGGGTCTGCCAGGACGAACGGCACTTGCAACTCCAACTCGCTGATCTCGCCGCGCGCCTGCATCTGCACCAGCTCGTGCCAGCGCTTCATCTCGCGCTTGCTGTCGAACTTGACGCCTCCGCTCTCGCACTTCTCGTTGCGGTACTTGGCCGGCTTCTTCTTCGCGACCGGAACCTTCGGCGCAATCGCGAACGGGTCGTATCCGGAGGCGATGTCGTCGAACTCGCTCGTCGGCTTCTGTCCGGTGCGGCGCATCAGTTCGCGCTCGGCGAAGCTGCGGCCGACCGTGCGGTCCTCGCGCACGCGCGCGGTGCCGACCGTCGTCGTTCCTTCCGGGTAATGGAGTGCGGCGGCTCGCTTCGTCATGCGGCCTCCGTGTTGCCGTTCTTGTCGCGCGGGATGTCGTTGAAGTAGGCGTAGAGCTGCTCGTAACGCTCCTCGCTCTCGCGGCCGACAGTGCGCAGCATGTCCTCCATCCATTCGCCCGGACCAGCCGCCTTGAACACGCGGACCTTGAAGTGCATGAAGGTCTCGCCGTCCTTCTTGGCGACGCTGAGCTGCGCGGCGCGCGCCTCGATGCCGCTCGACGTCTTCCACCAGTCCGCAGCGATCGTCTGCGCGCCGCCTGTCGCCTGGGCAACGCCATCCGCCTTCACAGTGAAGAGCCCGGTCCAGCCGCGCAGCACCGCTTCCTCAACCGTGACTTCAGGCGATTGGCCAGCGGCGGCGAGCTTCAGAAGCTTCTTGATCGACACCCGCGCGGCTCCGCGCGTCCACGGCGCGTCCTTGTGCTTCGCCTCGCGGTGCTCGCACCACATTTCCCAAACGTCCGCAGGAATGCCTTCAGGAAGTTCGATGTCGCGAAGCTCGTCATGCAACGCAACTCGCGACGAACGTCGCGGGAGTTGATCTACTTCCTTCTCCTTTTCTACTAAACCCTTCTTGCCCTCCACATCTGGAGGGGCTTCAGGGGAAATGTGGAGGGGCTTCGAGGGAAATGTGGAGGGGCTTTCGGGCGTTTCCGGAGCGGCTCCAGATTTGGAGGGGCTTCGTTTAGCCGACGCCTTAGCCGTACCAGATTTGGAGTGGCTCCGTTTTTGGAGCGTCTTCGCTTCATAGTCGGCTTTCGACGGCGGGCTCAACGAGATCGTCGCGCCAGTGCGCGAATCGATCGCCTGGACAACGACTGAGCCTTCCGGCGCGAGCATCTGGAACACCACGATGCTGCGCGTCGCCCCCATGCGACGGGACGTGTCCGCGAGGAAGCCCATCGACACCAGACGCTCACGAGCCTTGCGGATCGTCTTCACGTCGAACTCGGTATCGAGCACGAGCTCATCGTTCGTGACCCAACTGGTGTAGTCCTCAGACGCCCAGTGGGCATAGGTCTTCAGCAGGGTCTTAGCCGCCGAGTCGCCCACGTGCTGGCGCTTCGCCCATTGATATGCGTATCCGCTCATGGTTTCCTCAGTGCAGATCCGCGCCGCGCATCTTCTGCGCAATCTCGGTGAGGCCCTTGGCGGTCACGAGAACCTGCGTGGTGACCTTCTCGGAACCGTCGTTGCGGTGGACGGTCGTGATCTTGTGCTCGAGCACGCCGCGCTGGAGCTTGTCCTGATAGGCGGTCCACGTCGCGCCGCCGGGACGGCGATAGATCCAGCCGTTCGACTGCATCCACTCGAACACGCGCTTCGGCTGCTCCTGCAGGTTCTTCGCGGCGTCCGTGATGCACATGGCGCCCTGCGCGGCTACGGTCAGGCGTTCGAGAGCGGCGACCTTCGGCGCAGCAAGCGCAAGCTCGGCCTCGGCACGCGCTGCGCGTTCCGACTCGTCGGCCGCCAGGCGCAGGGCTTCGGGCAACGTCTTCGGAATCTGCGCATAGAAAACAGACGTCGCCACAGCGACCTGCGCATTGGAGATCAGCGCGTCGTACGCACGGATGACTGTCAGATGGAACACCGGGCTGATCCACATCGCGTAGCTGTAGACCAGCTCCTTGCAGACGTATGTCCCGCCAGATCGCCCTTCATTCGAGACAACCGGCGAACTCTGCGAATTTGCAGAGTTGCGGATCGCGTCGATCAGCTTTTGAGTCTGCGCATTGCGAAGCCAGAAGGCGGGCTGGCTGCTGGAGTCGCCGCCTGCGGCCCGATGCAAGTCGTTGATGCAATAACGACCAGCGGCGTCGTGACGAATCGCGATGTTGGAAATGATGAGTTCGTTCATCGATGACCTCACAGGTCGTTGTCGTGACCGCACGGCAACGAGCCGTCGGCGGATTGACGCGCACCGCAGCCGATGCAGATCTTGCTCGGCTGGGCGGCGTCAGAAGGTGATGTCGAGATCGGGCCGAGGAACATGCGCCCGATGCCGAGGAGTTCGAGAGCCGAATTGACGGGCTGCAAATCGCGCGCGCTCATGCCTTCACCTTTTGCGCCAGAGCGCAACCAGACTTGAGCTGACCGAACTCGTGCGTCAGACGAAGGCGCATATCGGTGAGTTCGCCGTTGTAGCGAACGCCGCGAGCGGCCACGGCGCAAAGCGCCTCACGGATCTGCTTCTGCTCCGCCGGCGTCAGTGCTACCGGCGGCTCCCCCGGCACTAGGACCGGATTCGAATTGTTTTGCATGGGATCTCTCCAGCCGGATCGCCGGTCGGTAGTAGTGCTAAATCGGAACAGAAGAAGCCTGGCGTCCAAGCTGCTTGTGTATCGACTCATCCATGCAGGTGTCGGCCTCGTAACCGACTTGCTCCGTCAGTTGTCTGACGTTTTATTCCCCGCGCCGCCCAATGTGGGCCACTTCAAACGCGGCTACTTCAGGGTGCAGCGGTCCATATGCTGAGCGCAGGACGTGATACCCAAGGTATTTCTGTGTTGAAACGCCCAGACTCGCCGCCAAAGCAGCCAACTCCCCAGCTTCAGGAATCGGAAGTTCAACGAGGAAGCTGGTTTTTCCTTCCTTCATGCCGTTACAGCGCTCCCAACTTGGGACGACGCGACACTGACGCCCAGCAGATTCGCTGGCAAAGTGCCAATCGTGCCGAACAGAAAAAGCTTGGCAATTCGAGCAAGCGCAGCGGAATCGTGATCGATCCCATGCAGAGCCTTGTAGGCCTGCAATCCCTCGTAGACGGGGTCTTCGAGGCGGGTCTTGACTTCATTTCGAAACTCGGCGCGACGCGACATAGAACCTCCCTAACAAAAAGAAAAAGTTGAACGATGACCATCTTTACCGCGGGTGAGACCAACCTCCTTTTCTTCCACCTAGATTTCGGCTGTCCGAGAAACACGCAATATCTCGAACCCTCGATAGTCCGGCCGAAGCTTCTCGCATGTGATGCGTTCGTCTTTCAGCGCGTCCTCTATGAACGGGCACGCCTCGACCGGAGCGCGCTTGTCCCGATTGATCCACTGCCAGACGGCCTGCGTGCTACTTCCGATACGGCGCGCGAAATCGGCCTGGCTGTCGCACAGCGAGACAGCGAGCTTCAGGGTTTCGAGCGCGAGGGTTTGGGCGGCGTTTTCCATAGCCACCATCATAAACCTTTGTTTAAAGAAAATCAAACTCTTGTTTATGGCGCATGAACACAATTGTTTATACGATGCGCCCCATGAGTCTGGGAAAGAACGTCAAGCACCTTCGCGCCTTAGCTGACATCGCACTGGAGCCCTTGGCGGAAGCCCTGGGCCTGGAGCGTGCTGCCGGCCGTCAAAAAATTTATGCGCTCGAAAAGCGCGAAAGCAAAAAGTCAGACATCGCTTCTGACCTCGCCAGATATTTCGGCCTCCCCGTTGAACGGCTGCTCTCTGAAGATCTGACGCACCTCAGCAAAGACGAGTGGCTGGCGATCCGCAGCGCCTACTATCATTCCAATCCTCCGAATAACAGCCAGAACAGCGGCCAGATCGAGCAATCGACAGCGCCGTCGCGGGCGGATCATTCCCGAACAGAACTTGGGCGGACGGAAGCTCTGCAGCGTGTCCAGGCCGCAGGGAACTCCCTCGGGCTCTCGGCAATAGAAATTGCGAAGGCCGCCAACGTCGATCAGAGGGTGGCCGAGCGTTGGCTGCGAGGCGAAGGCGATCCGCCCACGCTGGAGCAGGCTGTCGCGCTCCAGAACAAGTTTGGGATCAACGCTGTCTGGCTAACAAAGGGAAAAGGTGATCCGGGTGTTACCGTTCGCTTCACGGACGAGTTTCAGCCGATCCCCATAACGAATTGGAAGGCAATACCTGTGGTTGGCATGGCACAACTTGGAGATAACGGCTACTGGGCTGACCTGGAGTATCCAGTCGGCCACGGTGAGGGCTACGTTACCTTCCCGACGAACGACCCCGACGCTTACGCGCTTCGTTGCGAAGGTGATTCGATGCGGCCTCGCATCAAAGCCGGCGAGTTCGTGGTCGTTGAGCCGAATCACGAAATCGAGCCAGGCGATGAGGTTCTCGTGAAGTCCATCGACGGACGCGTCATGGTGAAGGAGTTTCTCTACCGCCGCATGGGAAGAACACACCTCATCTCGACTAACGACGCTCACCCGCCGGTGGCATTTACGGATGAAGAAATCGAGAAGATGCATTACGTCGCCGGCATCGCGAAGCGGGCAATGTGGCGCCCTGCATGATTTCCCTGGGGTTAACAACAATGAAAAGAACCCGGATCTTATTCACATTTATCGCCGCGCTCGCGAGCGTCGACGCATTCGCTGATACCGAGTATGCGCTGCTCGCGCCCCCTGAGAGTATCGAGAGGCTATGCATGCAAACAGCGGGCGTAACCTGCGTGCACTATGCGGAGCAGGCGGTTCCTAATAATTTGAGGCATAACGCGGCCCTTCCCTTGTCGCCGGACCAGATGTCGTTCCTCGATCGAGCAGGATCGCCGCGCACGGAAGTCCGCGGCTTCTTGATCCTAGCGGACGCGCAAACGCCAGGCGGGAATCGGTACTACCGCGCGTCGGCGAAGATCTTCAAGACAGCCTTTCTCGGAACCGGGATGAAGCAGGACGAGGACTACCAGCCAGTTTTCTGGTCTGAGGTTGGCGCCGAGTTCTCCGCAGCTCCCGTCAACTCGACCGCGGAAGCGGCGTTTGCGGCGGACGTCGACAGAAAGGCCGAGCAAGAAGCGATGCGCCGACAGCAGCGCCAGCTGCTGCTCGTGCAAAAAGAAGCCGACGCCAGGTATCGAGCTTCGCCTGAATACGCGGCGTCGGAACGGAAGCGTCAAATCGAGCAATGCAAGGTCACAATCGTGCAGGCAAGAAAGGCTATCGCGCAAGACGAGCGTGTCGCGAAGATCTCCGGATATGAAAACAAGTTGCTGCGCGAGCAGGCCGCCATCTCGATAGTGCAGTGCGAGGACTTGCTGGCGTCGAGCCAATAAAGATCGCAGACCACCAATACCAAACCCGCTTCGGCGGGTTTTTTGTTGCGCTCGCGCGCCGCGCCTCGGCCCTTCCGGTGCGCTGTTACAACTTTCTTTTCATCCACATAAACATTTGTTTTGACATTGTCTAAACGTATGTTTATGATTCATCCCATGCGCTGAACGAACAGCGCACCGGCGAAAACCGGGAGCCCTGATCTCAGGGCACTGGATTCAACAGTGTCTTGTACTCAGGGCTTCCTGTCTGGCAATTGGACAGGAGACTCGTGTGAGCACGCTTGCAAAAGATCTGATCGAACTGATTCGTCTCGCCCAGGGCGGCGCAGGCGCACTGACCGAACACCTCCTGCGCGAAGTCGCGCTCAACATCATCGCCCCGGGCGTCGCTGACGCCCGGCTTGGCGGGTAAGGACGAAACGAATGAACCGCGCAATCAACGATGCCGATCTCGGCGCAGCTAACGTGGTGACGGCCGCTGTTGCGGTGCTGTCGCTGGTCGCGATGATGGCAACTGTCATCGTTGCAAACCTTCAAGGGATTCTGTGATGCAAACGCCCGCCAAGAACACCGACCTGCGACACGTGTCGACGGATCTCTCGCCGGCCGAGCGTAACGCAGCAATCCGTGAAGGCAAGCTGCAGAAAGCAATCCGCGCGCTGGGCACGAACTGGCTGCTGCACCCGCAATACGCCGGGCGCTATCAGCCCGAGTTGCACAAGCGCGTTCGATAAGACGAATCCCGAAAAGGCTCACCATGAACGCCTATCAGATAGTAGTCCTTATCTGGATCGTAACGATGGTTGCCGCAATCGCGTTCGTCCGCGGCGCGGATGCTATCGCGAAGCGGCGCCTCGATGAAGACGAGCGTCACAAGAAGCGCATCCGCTGGCCCGCGCCGCACTGATTTCCCCACGGTGCCCCGGCGCCTTATCCGGAACAGATTCACAACCCGCAGCGCGACGGATTCGCGTAAATCACGAGGAGCAACACAAATGAAGAAGGCAATTCTGGCAGCAGCAGTTCTCGCAGCATTCGTTGGTCACGCTCAAGCGGCTGACTCGTTCAACGTCGGCGCAGGTTTCAGTTCGTCGGTGTCCCTCTCTGGCGGCTCGATGGCTTCGTCTGGCTCGAACGGCAGCGGCTACAGCACGCAGACGTCGAACAGCGCGGCGTCCGGCTATGCGGCAGGCGGCACGGCTATGGGCGTCGGTGCAGCTGGTTCGTACGCATACAACGGCCTCGGCGCGATCGGCGCAGGCGGCTCCTTCTCGGGCGCAGTCGGCGGCAGCAACACGGCGTCGACGAGCAGCGGTTACACGAGCGGCGATGGCTACGGCGCAACGAAGGGCGGTGCCGGCGTCGATTACTCGGCGGGCGGATACAGCGGCCTGAACGGCTCGTACACGTACTAAGTCCAGAAACGAAGAGGCCCCGAGTGCCTAGGAACACCCGGGGCCCGACTCCACACGAGGAAGGAGCCACCATGAAAACAAGTTTCACGGCCATCGCAATCGTAGCACTTCTCGGAGCAGCCAATGCCCAGGCGCAGAGCACTTCGACGGCTGAACAGACGAGTACATCTCAGTCGGTCGCACAAGGTTCGATCGAGTTCTCGCAGACGCCAGAGCACACGTCGTCCACGGTTCGTAACGTCAGTGCGCCGGTCCTTGGCGCGTATGCATCCAGTTTTTCGCAATTCAATTGCGGTCAGACGACGCAGGGCGGCTTTGCGGTCGCGGGCTTCAGCGGCGTGATCGGCACCAGCAAAGACCAGAAGAGCTGCGTGCTCGAGGTCGCGGCGGCCGAGATGACGCGCCAGTCCACCGTTGATCCGGATAACGCCACGGCGCTGCGCAGCGCAGCGATCGGCATCCGCTGCCAGATCAGCGAGGAAATCTACCAGGCGATGCGCGACGCCGGCTTCGAATGCAAGCGCAAACCGAAGGAACTCATCACGCGCGGCGACACGCAGCCCGAGTCGACGCGCATTGCAGGGAACTGATTCCCCACAACGACGCGCGCCGGCGCGTAATCCGGCCGTCTGACTTGATGACGTTGCACCTGACCGTGATGGGTAGCCCCGCAAGGGCGACAGGAGCAGCGTCATCAACTCAGATTTGAACAAGAACGAGGACAGCATGAATTGCGAATGCATCAGCACCGTCGAGGCGAAAGTCGCGGCGAAGTACACGGCGGATCTCGGCGCGACCGCCGAAGCGAAGATCGGCAACGTCGGCTTTGGCGTCACCGACGACGGCGCGGTGTCGATGAACATGTTCGCGCCGCTCAAGGTCACGGCTGACGTGCCTCGATTCCGGACCGGTAAGAAGATCGACCTGTTCTTCTCGTTCTGTCCGTTCTGCGGCAAATCGACGAAGGCCGGTGACGAGGCGCACAGCACCGGCGTGCAAGTCCACGCCTACTCTGCCGGTTCTCTCGCCGGCGGTGGCGAGGTGCTTGTCGTACGAACCCAGCAGATGGACGGCTCGTATCTGTGGAAGGTCACCGACGGCAGCATGGAATGTCTGAACAAGGCCGGCGAGTGGGAATACGAGCCGCTTCCGAGCTCGCGCGACGACGAATTCATGGCGCGCTGCCGATTCAACACTGCGGAAAACGCCATCGCCGCCGCGCGCGCCGCTATCGCCAAGATCAACAGCGTGCGCACCGGAATTAGCGAGCGCAAGGCTATTTCCAAGGCAACTGGAGAGAAAGCATGAGCTTCGTTCAGCGCTTCGAGCGCAACCTGATTGGCCGCGACTTCGCCGTCGGCGACATCCACGGCCACTTCACAGCGCTCCAGCATCGCCTGGCTGAAATTGGTTTCGATCGTGACCGCGACCGCCTGTTCAGCGTCGGCGATCTCGTTGACCGCGGCCCCGAATCGGATCGTGCACTGGAATGGATCGGTCTGACGTGGTTTCACGCCGTCCGCGGCAATCACGAAGACATGGCGATCCGTTGGCCGAGCGGCAACATGGATCGCGATAACTACGCGGCGAACGGCGGAAGCTGGAACCTCACGAATCCTCGTTATCTGCAGGTCGAGTTTTCTGACGGCCTCGGCACGCTGCCGCTCGCCATCGAGGTGGAGACGGAATCTGGACGCGTCGGCATCGTGCACGCCGACTGTCCGTGCAAGACGTGGGACGCATTCACCGCCGCGCTCGATAACGCTGACCTGCCGACCAAGCTGCGCAAAGCAATCTTCGAAACCGCTCTCTGGTCCCGCGACCGGATACAGGCTGAAGACCTTACGACGATTCCTGACGTGCGCGCTGTGATCGTCGGCCACACGCCGCTGAAGCGCCCCGCCGTGCTCGGCAATGTGCACTACATCGACACCGGCGGCTGGCTGCGCGACGGTCACTTCACGCTGATCGACTTGGCGACGCTTGAAACGATCCCGCCGACGCCGAAGAAGCTGGAGTGGCAGGAAGCATGATCCGCCTATCCCACCCCTACCTCGCGCTGCTCGAAGCCCTCGACCGCCTAGGCCGCGCGAAGAAAGCCACTGACGCACTGGTGCACGCCGCGTGCGTGGCCTTCGTGGAAGTGCTCTCGCACGTAACCGGGCAGAGAGTCAGCGTCATTGTCGGGAATGCTGTTATTGCGAGAACAACGTGCCGCGAGCCTATTACAACGAGATAGACCCATACGCCGCGCGATGGCTGCGCAACCTGATAAACGCCGGGCACATCGCGCCGGGCGACGTTGACGAAAGGAGCATTGAAGATGTTCGACCTGACGATCTCCGAGGATACGACCAGTGTCATTTCTTCGCCGGAATCGGCGTCTGGTCGTATGCCCTTCGGCTCGCCGGCTGGCCTGATGACCGACCTGTTTGGACCGGTTCCTGTCCGTGCCAACCTTTCAGCGCGGCAGGCAAAGGACTTGGGTTTGATGATGAGCGGCACCTTTGGCCCGCTTGGGCATGGCTCATCGGCGAGCGCCGACCTCCAGTCCTTTTTGGAGAGCAGGTTGCAAGCAAAGACGTCGAACCTTGGATCGACCTTGTTCAAGCTGACGTGGAAGCAATGGGTTACGCCATCGGGTGTGTCCCGTTCCCGTCTGCGGGCGTCGGTGCTCCGCACATCCGCGACCGAACGTACTTCTTGGCCCACTCCCACAGCGTGCGAAGCCGGCGGAACACCGGAGCAGTTCATCGCGCGAACGCTGAAATCGATCGCGAAGGGCTCGAAGATGGGCGCGAGTCTGACGGATCTCGGACTGGTCGCGCAGCTCGCGAGTTGGCCGACGCCGATGGCCGGCACGCCGGCGCAGAAGGGCTACAACGCGGCGGGCAATACGGACAGCAGCCGCAAGACGGTCGAATTGAGCATATCGAATCAGCCGGCCCGACTAACGGTTTTTGGCGTGATGCTGACTGGCTGCTGTGCCGAGACGAGAAGTGGCGGCCAGTTGAACCCGGCACATTCCCGCTGGCTGATGGGGCTCCCTCCCGAGTGGGACGCCTGCGCGCCTACGGCAACGCGATTAACGCAGAAGCCGCATGCACGTTCATCAAAGCGGCTGACGAAGTGATTGGCGAAACACCTATTGCGAGAGAGAAATGAGGAGGCGCAGATGTTCAAGGTGCAGTACCTGTCGATTCTGACGCCTGGATTGTGGGTGGATTCGCACCTCGGGAATTTCAGCACGGAACGTCGTGCGTGGAACGCCGCGCAGGAACTGCGAGGGTACGTAACACGCGTTGTTCCCGCCTGAACCGCTGTCTCGACGCAGCGACAACGATGATTGAGGAAATGAGAGATGACACAAGAACTGAAGCCGTGCCCGATGTGCAGCGGAGAAGCGTATCTCACGACGGGGTATTGCCACGGCGAGCAATGGCCCGGCGAGTTCCACCGCGTCTATTGCGGGTCGTGCCAACTGAGACAGCTTTTCCACAAAACGCCGAGTGAGGCAGTCACGGCATGGAACCGCCGCGCTCTCGCCGCCTCGACCGCGAGCGACAAGCAAGAGGCGCTTCGCGGACCGTTGACCGAACACCAACGCCAGAACGCCGTAGCGCTCTACATGAGCCTGCCGCATTCGTGGGAATCGGCAAACGACGTAATCAATTCCGCAGCCACAAGCGGCTACACGAACGGCGTGCTTGATGCCGCGCCCAATCCGAGCGACAAGCAAGAGGCGGTGTATCAGGTGCGGCGAAAAGCCTATGGCTCGCTGTGGATGGATATTCCATCGGACGCGCCGACCGCTATCGAGGCATACGAAAGCGACGATGCCTATGAGATTCGCAAGCTCTACGCCGCCCCTCCCGCCCAGTCCGCAGAGCAAGACAGGATTGATGCGGAGCGGTCCTCGCAGATTGCGAAGGAATTGCGCAAGCTCGAACGCTATCCGACTAGCTTCAATTACACCGAACGCTCGGTCGTGCTCAAGCTCGCAGCGGATCAACTGGACAAGAGAGCGAGCAAATGACTATCAGCAAAGAGCATCGCGCCAATATTGAAGCGGCGATCAAGGAAACCGAATACAAGTACTTCGGCATGTACGAGTTCACCGAAGCGCAGCACAACGCAGTGGACTTGCTGGTTTCCGTTGCGCAAGCAATGCTCGATGACGAAGCCGCCCTCGAATCCCGCGCATTGGCGGAGAGGAAGCAAGAGCCGGTCGGTTACGCGTCGAAGTGCGAATTCGACGAGAACGGAAAGCTGCATGACGCCGCGATGGTCAACTATAAGCCAGAAGACGGTGACGTTCCTTTGTTCACCCACCCCACGCCGGATGATGCAGCGCGCTATCCACATGCGGCAATCGGCGCGGCGCTGATCGCGACCGGGCTGTACGACCGCATGAGCGACATAACCGGCGGCGACCGCGAGGCGCGCAAGCTGATCGAAGAATTGATTGCGACGGTCGATCCAGTGTTGGACCGGTGGCACAAAGCCGCCATCGACCGAGCAAGGCAATCCGGGGAGGAAGGGAAATGACAGAGTTTAATTGGGAGATTGGCACGGTCCCAAGCGGCTGGAAACCGGAGTATGGCGTGCAGTTGAGAAACGGTGACTTCGCGCGCGGCCAGTGGGCGTCAATCACGCCGGGACTAATCCCGCCTGGTGAACCGGTCGATTTCGACACGCTAGTCTATGTTCGCTTCCACTACGATCAGCGCGTCAAGGTTAAAGCATGGCTCAACTGGTTCACGAATGAGCAAGACGCGCAGAGCAAGGAGCCGAAATGATCAGCAAGCAACGTATTCAGGAAATCGCAGATGGCCTTCTTCTTCACGCAGATGCAGGTTTGCTTGCGCTTGCGGAAGCCATCGAGCAAGAAGCGCTGGAGCGGGCGGTAGACGCCTTGCCGATCATTATGGAGCACGAGTCGTACAAGGTCGCGGTTAGAGCCATCCGCGCCCTGATAGACGCGCAGAGCGGAGAGGAGAAGCAGCCATGACGACACGCATGCGCAAATTCAGCATGAGCATGAACATCGACGGTTTCATCCGGAACACTCCGTACCCGCGAGGCTACAAGGGCCTGTTCAGCGACGGGGGCAGGACGTTGACCGCGCCCGAAGCACGTACGTTTCTGGCGCTAGAGAAGGCGAAAGGCCGAAGCGTCATTCCGTGCTCAGCGGAGTGCGGCAACCCATGCCAGCACGCCGAGAACGGTTGCACAGGCTTCGACTATGCCGGCGGCGGCTGCCCTGGGCATTACACGGACGCGTCTAGCGTGGCGAGCAAAGAGGAGCCGAGATCGTGAGCGACGACGATCAAATGCCGATAAGCGGCGCGCCACGCGTCGAAGCATGCATTGACGCTGTCATGAAACGCTTCCCAGGCATCAGCAAAGCGGCGCAAGCGCGCTATTACGAGGAGGTGCACCAGCACCTCGGCCCGCTCGCGCGCGAGCTCGAACGCGAGAACATCGCCCTGCGCAATGCCGATCCGATCTGCTGGGTTGTCAAGTGGATCACCCGCGGCGAGCAGTGGTTCGAGTCGCACATGTCAGAACTATCAGCGATCGACAAGGCGCGCCGCGTAGGCGGCATCGTCATACCGTGCGCCGCGATTGAACCGAAGGATTGAAGTGACCAGCAACATCGAAGAATTCATGCGCGTCAGCCGCGCGTTCTGGAGAACCCGGATGAGTGAAAGACTGATGAGCCCCGAGGATCTGAAGCGAATCACCGGACGCACCCGATACGGGAAACAGGCCGAGTGGTTCCAGAACGCATTCGGCATTGAGGTGATGCGGACGTTCGACGGCGCGCCGATCATGACATGGGCGCTGTACGAGTCCCTCAGCGCGCGCAAAGCCGGCCTCAACGTCGGCAACGACAAACAACCCACCAAACGCACGAAAATCTGCTCGCCCTTCGCATGAATGCCCGCCGCCGCCAACGTCCGACGACCCTCCCTGCCCGCGTCTATGCCAACGGCGCGAGCTGGTACTGGGTCGTTCCTCGCACAAACAAATGGGTCCGTCTTTGCAAGATTGCCGAAGGCGAAACCGCAATGCTGGCGCGGCTCGTCGTCGAGCGCCGCAAGTACGAAGCACCGCCTGGCACCGGCGACGCAGGCCCGCTGATCGATCGCTACATCGAGGAAAAGGGGCCGACGCTGAAGTCGCAAAAGTCGTGGGCGCGCACCGGCCGCTACGCCCGCAACGCGCTGCGCGACGCGAACGTGGCAGACATCGAGCCGGGTGACATCAGCGACGTGCTCGGCTTCTGGGATGAGAAGCTGACCATGCAGAACCACGTCAAATCATTTCTGTCGGGGTTCTTCTTCTGGTGCGTGAAAAAGCGGCACACGAAAACCAATCCGGTGCGCGACATCAAGATCAAGACCCCGCCGCGGCGCGGTGTGTACATCACTGATGAACACTTCGCTGCGATCCGCAAGCAGTTGGCGCACTTCGAGCAAAAGAGCAACACGAGAGCGAAGGAAGGGACCTTCGTCCGCAATGGCCGGATGATGCAGTGCTTTGTCGACCTCTGCTACCTGACGGCACAGCGCTCGACGGAAATTCGCACGCTGAAGTGGTCACAGATTGACCGCACGGCGGGGGTGATCCACTTCCTGCCCAGCAAGACCGCTGACAGTAGCGGAGTCACCGTCGACTTCGCCATCACGCCGGAAATCGACGCCGTGCTTGCACGCATCCGCGAGATCGACCAGCAGCCGCGCATCGGCGACGCGCATGTGATCCACAACCGCAAATTCGAGCCTTACAAACCAGAAGCGCTTCTCGCCGCCTGGACCCGTGCGTCGGAAAAGGCCGGACTGGCAGCCAAGAAATACACGATCAAGGACATCCGGGCAAAGGCGCTAACGGACGCAAAACGCGCCGGCTACGAGACGAAGGAATTGATGGTGGCGGCAGGACATACGCGGGAAGCGACGACGCACATTTACTTCAAAAAGCTCGATATTCCAATCAGCCACGTTCGGCTGAAGATCCCTAAATCCGGCTGACCCGCTCCTAATATTTTGATGTTGGCTTTTCTCTCAGCCGCATCCGGTCGTGCTCATTTATCGAGCATTTACTTAGGAGACAACTCGCGGAATCGGAAGCCTATCAAGCGAGACAAAGACTTTGAGCGGGCTGATGGACGGTCAGCATGGTTATTTGTTGGTTTCTGCCCGGAAAGCCTTGCACAGCAGGAGTGTCGCACGATGGAGAAACCCGGCTCCTAATATCTCTAGACAGCGTTTCCTAATATTCTGGAGCGTGTCGCGCGCATCCCGGCATATACTGTTTAAATATACAGTATCGCGCGCGCAACAATGCGCGCCAGAAAGACGAGGATGAAATGACGGCGATGTGGTGCCCGGTTTGCGCAAGGCGGCTCGCGAGCGAGGAGTTCCAACCGGCGGTCGGCGACGTTCCGAACCGATGGATGTGCGGCGACTGCGATTGCATCGTCAACGAATACGACGACGAATACGAG